CTTCATGATGTTAATAAGCTGGTGAATATTGACAGATGGGAAAATTCTTAAAACACACAAGTTGTCCTAAATGTGGTTCTAAAGATAATCTTGCCATTTATGCAGATGGTGGTTCTTTTTGTTTTACTCCTAATTGTAATTACTACAGTAAATTCACCCAAAATGTGGATAATATAACTATGGAAATGTCAGGCACTCCCGGCCCAATCAAGGACCGCCGGATTACTGAAGCTACCTGTAAAAAATATGGAGTAACAATAGAATATGACCCTAATGGAAATATTAGCAAGCACCACTATCCTTATTATCACTCTCTCAGTGGTGACCTCATTCTGGTCAAAACTAGATATGTAGCTAATAAAAAGTTTACATGTTCTGGTATTAGTCAAGGTGTAGGTTTATTTGGTCAACACATCTGTAGAGGGGCAGGCAAGTACATCACAATCACAGAAGGTGAACTGGATGCCTTGGCCGTCTCAGAGATGTTTGGCAACAAGTGGGATGTCGTGTCCCTTAGGACAGGGGCATCTGGTGCCCGTAAAGATATTCAAGAGAACCTTGATTGGCTTGAAGGGTATGATAATGTAGTTTTGTGTTTTGATAATGATGCCGCAGGCAAGGCAGCGATAGACTCAGTAAAAGATCTATTCTCGCCACACAAGCTTCGCATCATGCGGATCGCCGGGGAGCTAAAAGACGCCTGTGACTATCTCCGGGAAGGCCGCATCACTGACTTCATGACTTCCTGGTGGGACTCTAAGCTTCACAAGCCTGATGGTATTGTGACTTTTGAAGACATCATCAAGGAAGTCGAGGAAGAACAGGAAGACAATTCCACCCCATATCCTTGGGAAGGTCTTAACAACCTAACCTATGGATTCAGACCCTCAGAGCTCGTTACGATCACGTCAGGTGCAGGGATGGGCAAATCCCAGCTACTGCGTGAGCTTGAATTCTACCTCTATCAAAAAACCACAGACAATATTGCAGTGATCGCAATGGAAGAAGTTCCAAAGCGGTCAGGGCTCGGTATTGCCTCTTTGCTGGCAAACCGACCACTGCATCTGCCCAATTCAGGGATCACCAAGGAAGACAGAATCCACTGGCTTAAACAGATAGACCAGTCAAGGTTTTACTTTTGGAAACACTTTGGGTCTGCTGATGATGAAAGCGTCTATAGCCGCATTCGCTACATGTGTAAAGCTTATGACTGCAAGTGGGTCATCCTAGACCACATCAGCATCATGGTGTCTTCACAGGAAGGCATTGGTGATGAAAGAAAAGCCATTGATGCCATCATGACCAAGCTTAGAACACTAGTACAGGAACTGAACATTGGCATGTTCCTGGTATCACACCTTCGCAGGCCTCAAGGTAGCAAGGGGCATGAAGAGGGTGCTCAGGTGTCTCTAAGTGAGCTAAGGGGGTCTGCTGCTATTGCACAACTGTCTGATTGTGTGATTGGCCTTGAACGCAATCAACAGGCAGAAGACTTCAGAGAAGCAAACACCACCAAGCTTAGGGTGCTAAAAAACCGCTTTGCTGGCCTGACTGGTAAAGCTTGTGAGCTGTTTTATGATCGAGATACGGGTAGACTAGTGGAGGTTGAACCACAAGAAGAAGAAGACCAAGAGGGAATCCCGTTTTAATGATTCTATTTACAGACATTGAAGCAGATTCACTCAACCCAAAGCACATCTGGGTTGTGTGTGTTAATGGTCAATCGTTCTTAACAAAAGAATCCTTCTTAGAGTTCTTTCAAGAGCATCAACAAGACACCTGGGTATTCCACAACGGGATCTTTTTTGACTGCCCTGTGCTTAAAGACTTGTGGGGCATTGAAATCCCAAGGGACCGAGTGCTAGACACTTTGGTCCTTGGGAGGCTTATAGACCCATCAAGGCAAGAAGGGCACTCACTAAAAGCCTATGGGGAATACCTAGGCTTCCCGAAAGGTGATCATTCTGATTGGTCTCAGCTAACTCAAGAGATGGTGGACTATTGCCTTAGGGACGTACAGGTCACTAAAGCCACCTATGAATACCTGATGAAGCAAGAGCCTTCAAAGGAAGCCATAGAGCTAGAGCATCAGGTGGCTTGGGTGATTTCAGATCAGGTACGCAATGGGTGGCTTCTGGATCAAAGGAAGTGCTTTGAATTCTTAGGGCAGCTTAAAGAACGCCTGTTGCAGGTAGAGCAATCAGTGCTCCAAAGGTTTAGGCCTTTGCCAGTATCGGTTAAAGAGATTGAACCTAAATTCAAAGCAGACGGGGCTTTGTCTGTTGTAGGTCTAAAGTTCCTGGGTGATCAATTTAGGGATGTCTCAGGAACGTTTACCCGTGTTGATTGGCCTGAGTTTAACCTAGGATCAAGACAGCAGATTGGTCGCTACCTACAACACTTTGGGTGGAAACCTATTGAATTTACAGAGACAGGACAAGCCAAGGTGGACGAGACTGTGCTTGAAGGGGTTCAGATCCCTGAAGCACAGATGATCGCAGAATACCTGATGCTACAGAAGCGTATAGCTATGGTGGAATCGTGGCTAGAGCTAGTCAAACCTGATGGGCGTGTACATGGAGAAGTAAAGACCAACGGTGCTGTTACCGGCAGGATGACACACAGCAACCCCAATATGGCCCAGGTGACTGCTAATGGAAAACCGTGGGGTAAAGAGTGTCGTGAGTGTTGGATAGCAAAGCCAGGGTACGTTCTGGTGGGTGTTGATGCTTCTGGGTTAGAACTTAGAATGCTTGCACACTACATGAATGATGCTGCATACACTAATGAGCTACTGACAGGTGATATCCACACACGTAACCAAAAGGCTGCTGGGCTAGAAACTAGACCTCAGGCTAAAACTTTTATCTATGCCTTCCTGTACGGGGCTGGTGATGAAAAGATTGGGTCTATTGTGGGCAAAGGTGCTAAGGAAGGAAGAAAGCTAAAAGAAGAATTCTTAGGTAACGTACCGGCACTTAAAGAGCTTAGGGAACAAGTATCAAGAGCAGCCCAAAGGGGTTATTTGTTTGGGTTAGACAAAAGAAAACTCCACATAAGATCAGAACATGCAGCACTAAATACCTTACTGCAGTCAGCAGGTGCCATCGTTATGAAAAAGACACTATGTATACTGAATCAGTATGCTAAACTCCAAGGGCTAGATTTTAAGTTTGTTGGTAATATCCATGATGAGATACAAACTGAAGTCAGGGCAGACCACGCTAGAAAGTTTGGTTGGTTAGCAGTTGAATGCATCAAAGCAGCAGGGTTGCATTTTAATCTTAAGTGTCCTTTGGATGGTGAATATCACATTGGGAACAACTGGAGTGAAACACATTGATGAATAACTCAAGCAGCAGAGAAGGTGACTTTGCAGAGCACTACGCCATTACCTGGCTCTGGGATAATGGCTTTGAAGTGTACAAGAATGCAGGGTGTACTGGTCCTGTTGATATTGTGGCTATCAAAGAAGGTAAAATACACCTGTTTGATATCAAGTCAAAAGCATCTGATCTTTCTTGGGGATTCAAAAGAACCTTTAAGCAGGAATCCTTAGGTGTACAAATCCTATGCTTCAACCCTAAGAGTCGCAAGCTTCGCTTTGTAAGGCACCGTAAATGAAAATCTTTAAACTAGTACAAGATATCTACACCCTAGTCCTGACCAAAAGAGCACCGCCTGGGGTTGATGTAGAAAAAGAGATTGATGCTTTTGGTGAAGCAGTCAAGGATCTAATGCGAAAAGAGTTCCTTAGCAAAAGCTTTGATGCCCGTAAGCTCAGGCTTTCTAACATTGGACGTGATGACCGCTACTTGTGGAACCATTATCACTCTAAGGCTAAACAAAAGTACCGACCTGAGAACCTGATCAAGTTCATGTATGGACACCTGATCGAGGAGATGTTGCTGTTCCTGACCAAGATGTCAGGGCATGAAGTAACTCATGAGCAGCACCCATGCACTGTGGGTGATATCAAAGGTAGCATGGACTGCAAGATAGACGGGATTGTCACTGACGTTAAATCCACCAGCACCAACGGGTTTAAGAAGTTCAAGGACGGGTCTCTTGCTTATGATGATGACTTTGGTTACGTGGCTCAGATCAAAGCCTATGCGCACTCAGAGGGTGAAACTAAGTATGGCTGGCTGGCAATGGACAAGCAGAACGGTCACCTGACCTACCTGCTTTATGATGAGCAAGACACACAAGCTCCAATCCATAAAACGATTGCTTACTCGATTGAAGATCGTGTTAAACACATTAACGAAGTAGTGCAACTAAAAGAACCACCCAAGCACTGCCATGAGCCTATCCCAGATGGCAAGTCAGGAAACCTAAGACTGGATACTGGATGCTCTTATTGTCACTTTAAGAAGGTCTGCTGGCCAGGTGTTAGGGGATTTGTGTACTCAAATGGACCCAAGTTTCTGGTTAAAGTAGTTAATGAACCTAATGTGCCTGAGATTCCTAATGAGCAGATCGAGTAAGTTTAGAAGTGGTCTTGAAAAAGCTTTCTCTGCTTGTGTAAAGGGGGAGGGTTTTGATTTTGAACCTTTTATGGTGCCTTATGTGGTCCATAGGGATTACAAACCTGACTTTGTTCATTCCCATACTGGTCTTATGGTGGAATGTAAAGGGTTTTTCAGAGCAGGTGATACACAGAAGTACAAAGCAATCAGAGACAGCCTAGACAGAAATACAGAATTGGTATTCCTTCTATCAGACCCAAACAA